GCTGAGTCTATACCTACATCTGTTTGTCTTGCTTGAACATAAGCCGCATCTACAAGACTTGTCAATGCAGAGGAATCTAGTATAGTAGGCTTACTTAAGATAGTTGAGTAAGCAACATCTTTAAATATTCCACCTGAGTCATCTAGCCCTAAGAAGTCGTTATTGGCTGCGCTATCAACAGCTTTACCGATATCTGCGAGTTTTCTATTTCCTCTAGCCATTTTTATTCCCTAGTATTACTTATGAAGCACTTCCTGAACATGCAGCAGTCCTGCCATATGTGGCCACATTGTCTCCAAAATCTACAGCGTTGCCTGTTGTTTGAATAGTTATATAATCAATAACATTATAAAATGTTGAATTAGTATCACCACTTGCAAAAACTCCACGTGTAGCATTAGCCATTCCGCTTGTTGTTCGCTCTTGTGTGAGATCACCAAAGTCTGATGCGTTACCTGTTGTTTGAGTTGTTACATAATCCATTATATTTACACCGTTTGATGAAGGCGTTGCACCTCCTGCTATTACACCGCGGGTTGCATCGGAACAGCTTCCACAAAGATATCTTCCTTGAGAAAGATCTCCAAAGTCTTGAGCATTGCCTGCTGAAGCATAAGTGATATAATTCATTGTCGCATCACCCGCTGCAGCTGTACTATATCCTCCTGTTATAACACCTCTTGTTGCGTCAGCAAAAGAAGTTGCCAATTGAGTTTGATAAGCTAAATCTCCAAAATCCGTTGCATTTCCTGTCGTTGCAACTGTGATGCTTTCTATCTCATTTTTGTAAGAACTCGGATAACTACCACTTCCAACACCACCTGCAATTATTCCTATTGTACCATTAGAACTTGCTGCGCCTGTTCCTCTTTTTGTAGACGTAAGGTCTCCGAAATCTTGAGCGTTGGCTGTAGTCGCTACTGTTACATAATCTATTACATTTGAACGATTAGTACCGCCGGCACTACCTCCTGCAAATACGCCTCTAGTTTGATTACTTAATGCTCCAAGACCCAATCTTGCACTCGTTAGATCGCCAAAGTCTTGAGCATTACCTGTAGTTGTAATATCAATATAATTAATTACGTTTACTGCTCCGCCATTGTTTGTGGTCTCACCACCAGCAATAAGTCCTCTATCACCACTCCAAGCATTTCCAGAAGAGCTTCCGCTTCCTGATGAAACTGCGAATTCAGCAATTGTAACTGGTACACCTGAATCAGCACCAGTTGTTAATGTTACAGTGTCTCCACCTGAAGTTGTATAGTCAAAGGTTTTAATTTGTAATACACCGTTATAAAATACTAATATGTTATCTGCAGACGAACTGTATGATAACGTATTATTGAACTTGTCGGCTCCAGTGAAATCTGTTTGTCCATCCGATGCTATATAGCAGTAGTAACTAAAACCTGAACTAGCTCCAGTTTTTGAACTAACATAATCAGAATCAACAATACCAGTTACACCAGCAGAATCTAATCCTGCAGTAATTTTTCCAGATACATAAGATGAATCGATAAGATTAATCGTTGCAGCTGAGTCTATACCAAGTGAACCTGGAGGAACTTTTCCAGATACATAAGATGAATCTATCAGATTTATTATTGCGGCTGAGTCTATACCTACATCTGTTTGTCTTGCCTGAACATAGGCAGCGTCAACTAAAGATGTTAACGCAGAGGAATCTAGTATAGTTGGTGCACCTAGGACATTTGAGTAAGCAACATCTTTAAATAAACCGCCTGAGTCATCTAGACCCAAGAAGTCATTCGTTGCTGAACTATCAATAGCCTTACCAATGTTGGCTAATTTTCTACTTCTACTAAATGCCATCTATTATTCCTTTACGGTGTTCCAGAAGTTCCTCTAGCTTGGTTACCACCATCTGTCATATCACCAAAATCACTAGCGTTTCCTGTTGTTTGAATTGTTACATAGTCTATAGTGTTGGTTCTGGTTGAACCATTGTAGCCACCTATCCAACAAGCTCTTGTTCCGTTAGTACTGCAAGCAGCATATCTTGCAACTGTTAAATCGCCGAAATCGCTAGCGTTTCCTGTACTTGCTATTGTTACATAATCTATAACATTAGATTGCGAACCAGTCCATCCTCCACCCCAAACAGCATAAGTCTCATCTCCACCTGCCGCGGGATAATTCCTTCCTACTGTTAAATCGCCGAAATCACTGGAGTTTGCTGCAATCGGCAATTCCATATAGAATATTTCATTAGCGTAAGTAGTGGCGCTATTACCACCTCCCCATACTCCTCTTGCTTCAGTCATACTTGCCCATGATCCACCATCTTGTTTTCTAACTGAGGTGTATGAATCAAGTACTGCATCACTTTGAGTGGTAATAGTAACAGTTTCTACCTCTACAGATACTTGGTTACTTCCTGTGTAATAACCTTTAGAGCCATCACTGACTCCAGATTTTCCGCTATGAGCCGTACTGGCTAAAGAGCCAAACTCTGATGCGTTACCTGTTGTTGCTGCAACTACAAACTCAAGCTCATATTGTCCAGTAAAAGGAGATCTATTATCAGCAAAAATACAATTCGTACCACTACTAATTGCAGCTCCCGGCCCACCTGAACCTTGAGAAGATCTTCCGCCTACTAAAGTACCAAATGAAGATGCATTACCTGTAGTTGTAATGTCAAAATATTCAATTTTATTACCATAGTTAGCGCTAGTACCGGATGAAGCATTAAAAATAATCGCCCTGTCTCCACTATTAGCAGCAGCTCCACCACCTGCAGAACTAAGAGCCCATTCTCCAATCGCTATTGTTGCACCTGAATCTGCGCTATCAGCTAGAGTTACTGTGCTTCCGTCTGTGGCAGTAAAGTCAAAAGTAGGTAATAATAAAACGCCGTTATAAAAAACTAGTATTCCATTTTCTGTATAACTTAAAGTGTTATTGTCTAAATCAGCACCAGTAAATTCTTTTTGTCCGGCTGTAGCAGTATACTTGTAATAACTAAAACCTGATGATGCTCCAGCTTTACTAGCAATATAATCAGAGTCTACAAAATTAATTATTTGAGATGAGTCTAATCCACCTGATACTTTACCTGATACATAAGATGAATCGATAAGATTAGTTGTTTGAGATGAGTCTAATCCAGCTGCAGGTTTTCTAGCACCAACATAAGATGAATCTATCAGATTTATTATTGCGGCTGAGTCTATACCTACATCTGTTTGTCTTGCTTGAACATAAGCCGCATCTACAAGACTTGTCAATGCAGAGGAATCTAGTATAGTAGGCTTACTTAAG